CAAATTCAAGCAGATGGGTGTCAAGGCGGGTGTATCTGATTTATGCCTCCCGTACCCGAAAGGACTGTACTGCGGATTGTACATCGAGATGAAATTCGGTGATAACAGGCAGCAGGAGACACAAAAAGAGTTTCTTGCAGACATGGCAGCAGCAGGACATTTTGTCGCAACCTGCTATTCAGCAGAGGAGGCGGTCAAGGTTATCGAGGAATACTGCAAATTGATGAATCACAAAATGGGAGATTGTGAAATTGTCATACCATTGGAAAACAGAGAGGAATTAAGAAATATAACAATGAGCATCCCGAACAACAGCATCCTCAAGAACGGGGAAATCAAAGAGAGCAAACCGAGAAAAAAATGAGGAGGTGCAGCAGGATGACGGTCAAGGATATTATGACGTTGCTTGAAAGTCCGGACAGGGTTCGGGTCATTAAGGACGGTGAGGAGATATACAACCAGTATTTTGCAAACATGGAGGTTGACAAGGACATCGTCGCACAGATAGGAGATGCAGAGGTCAAGAGATTCCGAGCAATTCCGGAGATCACTCACAGGAAATACAAGGAACGGGGTCTCATTGCACCGATGAAACCGGAGGAAACACCGGACTATTCTTTCAGAGATTTGCAGTTGTGTATATACCACACAATCACGATATAGCGGGGAGGTGAGGACGTGAGGAAAATCATCATTGTGGCAGCAGTCGTTGTCATAGCACTGGGAGCAGGGGTCACATATACACTCTACAAGGTGGGCGAGGGGATGCACTTGCACCGCTGCGGATGGAGACAGCCGGACGACAGAGGTTTCATGTAACAGGTAACAAGAGGATAACAGGAGGAACAGAAAAAATGAGAATTATTGCAGTTATGTCACCGAAAGGTGGAATCGGAAAGACAACGACATCGGATGCAATCGCCTACATGTTGGGAGAGGAGCAGGAGAAACGTGTTCTCATTCTCGACGGAGACCCGCAGGGCGATACATCCAAAACATTCGAGGCATACGAGCCGGAGGGAACAGGAATGAGTGAACTGCTTGAGCGTCATGTGAGTGTGGGCGGGTCATACCGGACAACGGACTTGATAAGACCCACACAGTACAGTCACATTGACATCATTCCTGCAAACGGGTATCTCATGCAGACAGACATGAAACTGCTGCTCAAGCAGGAGGCAAATCAAGTCACGAGGCTGCGGGATGCACTGGAGGAAATATCCGAGGCATACGACTATTGCATTTGTGATTGCGGTCGTCTGCTTGATATGGTGGTCATCAACATTCTACTGGCAGCAGAACTCGTCATTGCACCAGTAAAGGTCGGAGGATATGAAAACGAGGCGATTCACAATTTGCAGGAGCAGGTTGACGACCTGCGGGAAATCAATCCGGAACTCCGAATCAAAGGTCTTGTGACCATGAGACAGAAAAACAAGACATCACTGGATTTCGAGGAGTGGATGAAAACCAGTTCCGGATTTGACATGTTCGTCACACCGATTCGTCGGTCGATTGTAGCGGAAAAGGCATCCATGAGAATGGCAGTCCTCCCACAGTTTTCAAAGAACTGCATCGTGTCACAGGACTATCGCAATGTGGTTCATGAGTTACTCAAGGAAATGGAGGGGTGAGCGTGGGAAAGAGAAAAATCACATGCAACAACAGCTCATGCAAACATCACACTAATGGAGGATGCGACACCTGCATAACACTTGACGGTTCGGGAAAGTGCAAATCGTTTGAAAAAGGTTTTGCATATTACTTTCACATTGTATGGGATGCACTGGACAATAAAAATTTCATTGACATGGTCGAGATTCGCATGAATCCGGATTTGAAAACGGGATTGTTTTATGTGATGGAGTGCTACGATTTGGGATTCAGTGAGATGGAATGGGGAACGTGCCGGATGGTCATGCTCAAGGACGGGAAAGAGGGAAAACCTCTGAAATACGAGGAAATCATTGAGCGTGAGATGAACATGGAAAAGTTTTCAAAGCATCTTGAAAATTTCAACAATGGAATAATGCCACAGATGCAGCAGGAGCAGGACGCAGCAGGGCAGCAGGACAAGGAGGAAAAAGAGTTTGGGTGGTTGTCTCCGACAGGAGTTTTCACTGAATCACCGTTCGGAACTCATGAGGAATCAGCAGAACAAATCTGTGAGGAAAAAGGGTTCACGGAGGAATATTGGAACTGGGTGAAAGAAAATAGAGGCAATGAAATTAACCATCTCATGAGAGATTTTCTATCAGAGGTAAAGGGATATTGCTTGATTCACAATCCATCCGGATATACCGGATATATAGTGACAAACATGAAAAATCTGACAAAGCAACAGAAAGAGTTTTTATACGGTTATTTCATGGATATGGGAGACCGATTCAAAGCGGAACAATTCGTTGATTTTGATTAGAGAGGAGATTTGAACATGAGCGGTTTTTGCAGATGGTACGGAAAAGACATGGAGGATGTGACGGAACACGAACAGGAACAGTGCGAGGAGAACGGTCAAGACTGTCGTGAATGTCCGGATTTAATGATAAAGGAACAGGAGGCAGCAGGACATGAACGATACAATACAGATTCTTGAATTATTCGGGGGAATTGGTTCGCCTCGATGTGCCTTGAGAAATTTGAACATCCCAACAAAAGCAATCGACTATGTGGAGATCAATGAAAAAGCAGTCCGGTCATACAATTCGATGTTCCGTGAGGAATTAGAATATAAAACACAGACGGTCGTCGGATGGAATCTGAAACCGGATATTTTGATTCATGGTTCGCCTTGTCAAGACATGAGCATCGCAGGACATCAAGGGAAAGCGACAGGAGACGGAAGAATCAACAGAGGGAAAGGTTCAGACGAGGGGAGCGGAACACGTTCCTCTCTCATGTGGGAGACAATACATATCATTGAGAATATGGGAGAATGGCGACCTCGTTATGTGATATGGGAAAACGTGAAGAATGTGAAATCAAAGTACATGAGACCGAATTTCGACAGATACATGGACGAGATGGAAAAACTGGGGTACACGAATAATTATGCGGTTTTAGATGCAAGAGAGTTCGGATTGCCACAGGCGAGAGAAAGAGTGTTCACGGTTTCTGTTCTGAATGGTGAAAAATTTGAGTTCGATGACCTCATAAGGACACCGATGCGAAACCTGCAAGAGTTCCTTGAGGATGACGTTCCGGACATCTACGATGTGACACAACCGTCCGTCCTTGCATGTATCGGAGAAAAAGGAATCCGGAGAGCGACGGTCATCAAAGATTGTGCATATACAATCACAACAAGGCAAGACCGGACACCTGCACAGGTCATCGACCGAGGAGATGGACGTTATCGGTATTTGACAGAGCGTGAGTGTTGGAGATTGATGGGATATTCAGACGAGGATTTTGACAGGGCGAAAGCAGTTCAAGAAAGAAACGGGAAATACTACAAGGCTTTATATGACCAAGCAGGGAACAGCATTGCAGTTCCGATATTTGAGAGCATATTCAGAAAGATAATTTTGCAGGAGGTCGCATGAGAGCGACAGAAAGAGAGGATTGAACATGGGAAACATCATCAACACAGCACCGTGTCGATTCTGCGGACAGATGGTGCAGATTGACAGCGAGGAGAAATTGACACAGCCACAGGCAGAGGAACAGGCGACAATGTCCTGCACCTGCGAACAGGCGGTTGAGTATCAGAAAGAGAAACAGAGGAAAGAAAAGGCGATGCAGAACGTCGCTGCATTGTTCGGAGAGGCAGCAGCACCGGAAAAGAGATGCAGTGAGGGCATCGTGAACATTCTCAAGGCAGCAGTTGAGGAGATATACACCGGAGGACTGGCAAAGGTCACTCTGAACCTCCGAGGTGGGGTCAAAGCATCTATATCACAGAATAGCAAAGGCGAGATAAACGTCGAGCGTACAGAGACCAAAAAGCAGAAACTAACAGAATAGGGGAGCGGATGCGTGTGACCGAAAGAGAGATATGCGGGTCATTCCGGAGAGCAGAGAATCAAAAGCAACAGATTCAGATTTTGACGGAACTGACCTGCAAGAGTAAATATCAGATAATCGGTATATTACTGCGGAATGGCGAGAAAGTACCGAAAAGCATTGAAAACCAGTTATACAAGAGATTGGACGCACTCGACGCACAGATTTTCGAGTGTGAAATGGAATACAAAGAAATCGTGACCGCACTGACGGGAGAAAACAGGAGGAAAGAACATGGCAACAGGATTCAGCGTCATGGACGCACTGAACAAGAACAGTAAGGCAGGAGTTGACGAATCACCGAGGGCGAGATTCCGGACAAAGGACATTTCAATTTTCAAGATGTACCGGAACAAACTCAATTTCTACGATTTGGCAGATATTGAGGAACTGGCAGGAGACATCCTCATGTATGGTCTCAAACAGAATCTTGAGGTTGTATTTGAGCCGAATGAGCAGGGTGAATATAGAATCGTCGCAGGTGAGAGACGGTGGCTTGCACTCAAGCACCTTGTCGAGCAGGGATATAAAGATTTTGAGATTGCGACCTGCAAACTGACCACACCGCAGGACGAGGACGAGGAGCAGGTGGAAATCATCATCGCAAACGCATACCGGACAAAGTCTCTCAAGGATGTCATCGAGGAGGAACAGCGTCTCAAAGCGTGTCTTGAGCGTATGAAAACGGATGGAAAGAAAATCAAAGGATATGACCTCCAGTCCGGTCGCCTCCGTGATGTCATCGCCTCAATGCTCAAGATGTCAAAGACCAAGATCGCACAGATTGAGAGCGTCAACAACAATCTGATTCCGGAGTTTCGAGAGGAACTCAACAACGAGCGTCTCACATTCTCCGCAGCGTATGAGTTGAGTGGGATGTCTCCGGAGATGCAGCAGGAGGCACTTGCAAAGTACAAGGAAAACGGAGAATTGTCCTATACGGAAATTAAGGACATGAAATCACCGCAGAAACCGGAACAGGAGCAGGATGCAGCAGGGCAGCAGGACACCGTGTCAGATTCAGACACAGCAGGGCAGCAGTCATCCGAAAACAGCATGAATCCTCCGGAGAAAAAGAAAGCGGGCGACGATTATGAGACACCGCATCCGGAGGGAATCACATCAATCTGCTATTCCTGCACCGAATACGAGACTTGCAACGTAAAGACCGGAACATGTACCTCATGCGACCAGTACAAGAACCGTGCAGAGGCTTACAAGACCGAGGAGCAGAGATATAACGAGGAGCAGGATGCAATCGACCGTGAGACAAAAAAGAAACTCCGTGAACAGGCAGAGGAGGAGAAGATGAACAACCTCCCGTCAGACACACAGGAGAACGGTCAGAAAGTGCATCACATTAAACTGGGAGCGACATTTTTTGAGGAGGTTGCATCCGGAGAAAAGACATTTGAACTCCGGAAGAATGACAGAGACTATAAAAAAGGCGACATCCTTGAGATGATGGAGTTCAAGGACGGAAAGAACACAGGACGCACCGTGAGAGTGCTTGTGACATATATCCTTGAGGAGTTTGCAGGTCTTGAGGACGGATATTGCATCATGGCAACATCACTCATGAAAGAGGATGCTGAATGATGACGGTGAAATAAGGAGGAAAAGATAATGGATGACATCAGACGGGGAGAGATATTCTATATCGCACGAGGGGGGGCGACGAACGGGAGTGAGCAGTTTGCAGACAGACCCGCAGTCGTGGTCAGTAATGACGAGAACAACAAACACTCCGGAGTGATTGAGGTTGTGTACATGACGACACAGCCAAAAACAGACCTCCCGACACATGTGACTATCCGCAGCACCGGAAGAATATCCACAGTTTTGTGCGAACAGGTGTCGTCGGTATCGACCGAGCGTGTGAATAACTATATCGGGCAGGTATCAGAGCAGGAAATGAAAAACATTGACATCGCTCTCATGATTTCCTTGCAGTTGGATAATGGCGGGAAATCATCAAAGCAGTACAATGAGACGATACAGAGGCAGCAGGAGGAAATCGACAGCCTAAAAAGGGAAATTGAGATGTTACAGCAGGAATGTGATGACAGAATCGCAGAAATTGAACAGGATGCAGCAGTGTATGTCGAGGAGAACAGGAAAGTTGATGCAAGCAGACAATCAGAGGACATCATCAAGGTTCAGACCGAGCGTGACACATTCAAGGCACTATATGAGCAGTTATTTGAGAGGCTGCTGACTATGGGAGGAACAGGAAATTGAAAAAAGGACAATTAAAAGCATTATTCATCGAGGCAAAGGGAACAGGTCAGAAATATATCGGTGTAATGATTCAGACAGAGGGTAGCAGTGAACCGGAGGTCATCATCAATCCGAAAGAGAATTTCAATGCAAAATTCGACTATTACATGGCAGCGTATGACGATGATTTGATTCTGGTTGCAGCAAAAGGAAAAAAGGACATCAGAATCACGGGAGCAGCAGCGGGAGCATCGTTCGAGGACATCCAGTCACAACTCATTGATGAAAAAGCGTCATCCGGATGGAAAGAACAGATTGCGGATGCGGTGGACAGGGTTGTCGATAAGATGCTGAAAGAAACTCCTCCGGAAACGGAGGAGGAGAGACAGAACTGCGAGACCATGAGAGAGACAATCAAAGGAATGTTCCTCACGCAGAGACGCTCAAAGGCAGAGGCAGCGTTCATCACCGAGAATATTGACAGGTACGAGGAATTGTTTGAAATCTGCATGAATGGAGATGATGCACAGTTCAAAAAGGGCATCACGGAATTGCAGAAAGCACAGAATGAGTATATTTTGCAGAAAGAGAGGGAAAACGGATGAACAAGGTCATTTTGATGGGTCGTCTCACGAGAGACCCGAATGTCAGATATTCACCGAGGAATAATTCACAGGAGGAAATGGCAATCGCACGATACACACTTGCGGTTGACCGCAGAGGAGCAAAAGACGGGCAGCAGTCAGCGGATTTCATTTCCTGCGTTGCGTTTGGACGAGATGGAGAGTTTGCAGAAAAATATCTCAAGCAGGGAACGAAAGTGGTTGTCACTGGACGGATTCAGACGGGGTCATATACGAACAGAGACGGTCAAAAGGTCTATACCACGGACGTGATTGTCGAGGAACAGGAATTTGCAGAGAGTAAGAAAGCAGCAGGGCAGCAGGACGGGAACAACGGAGGGTATTCGGATGCAGGTGACGGTTTTATGAATATTCCGGACGGAATCGACGAAGAACTCCCTTTCAATTAGGTGCGGAGGAGGATGGAGACATGGGATTCGTGGAAAAGGTGAAAAACGTCATTTCAAAACTGCGGGCAGAGGGAAAGACAGAGAAAGAGGTGTCTGAAATCATCGAACAGGCAGCAGAGGCAGCAACGGTCTTGAAAAAGACGGAATCTCCGGAACATCCGGAGAAAATCAAGGCAGCAGGAGGAGAAAACCTGCAAGATGCTCTTTTGAAAGTGGGAATCAGTGCAAAAGAGGCATTGACCGCATTTGAGAGCATATACAGACCGAGGAGACAGGAAAAGTCGAATAATTGGAGGAAATATCATGGATTGCCTCTGAAAAGGTCAAAAGGAGGAAAACGACGTGGAGACAGAAAAAGAAATGACAGCAATTCAGAAAACACAGGTATATCTTGAGAATTATCGGGAAATAGAGCGATATATCAAGGATGCAATTTCGGAAGTATCACAGATTGACGATGTATCAAGATATAACATTTCAGCAGAGAAAGCGTTCCTCCAGTCCATCAGAGAGTGTAAGGCAGAGACGGTCATTCTGTTCGAGCACATGAAAAAGGCTCTTGCATCGCTGAAAGAGGATGCAGAGGCAGCAGGTGAGGGGTACAAGTACGACGCACTTGAGGCAGTATATATCAAGGGCAAGTCATACGAGGATATTGTGAGGGAGACAGGATGCGGAAAGAACTCACCGAAAAAGTGGTGCAGATCAATGACAGAACGTCTCTCAATCAAATTATTCGGTGCAAAAGCAATCGAAAATGACAAAATCGGAGTGAAATGAGAGTGAAAACGGGGTGAAATGAGGGTGATTTCGGGGGTAAAAAGTGGGTGAACAAAAGCAAATATAAACGTGCTAATATGATAACGTGAACAGTTGAGTGAGCGATTGCAGAGATGCAGTCGCTTTTTTCTTGCCTGTTTGCCCTCCTGTTATATGCGGGCAGCAGGACACTATCATGTGCGATGTATGCCCGCCTCTTGAAAGGCATGAGAGGCAGCAGGAGACCGATGGACAGAGAGGAGTGAGCAGTGTGTTATTGAAAGCATGTAAGGGATGCGGTCGCCTTATCCCACAGGCATTGACCATGTGCGAGCAGTGCGAGGCAAGGCAGCAGTCAAGGCATGTGACATACAACAATACACGCAGAGACCCACGAGCAGCAGAGTTCTATCTGTCAAAGGAATGGCGGGAGTTGAGACCTGTCATCATGAGCGTGTATGAGTATGTGGATATATATGCTCTGTATGTTGAACACCAGTTGATAACACTGAAAGATTCAGACCCAATCCACCACATCATAGAACTTGAGGAGGACTGGGAGCAGAGGTTGAACCCATTGAACTTGATACCCTTGAGCCATCGGACACACAACACAATCACAGCACTATATAAACAGAGCAATGCAAGCATGAAAGCAACACAGACACAGTTGAGGTCGCTGATTGATTACCATTTCAAAGAGGCAGGGGGATATGAAAAAGTTTTATGTGACCGTTTCTTAGTCGCACCCCCTCTTTTCTTTGGAGAAAACTCCCCACGAGAAAATCAGGACACAGGGGAGTGACGAAAAGGTGTCAGAATGTGACACGAAACTCGTGAACACTGGACGGAAAGGGGGTTGATGCTGCATGGCAGGACAGAGACAACCGACCGATTTGGTGGTCATGAAAGGAAAAAAACACCTCACAAAAGCAGAGATTGAGGCGAGAAAAAATGCGGAGGTGGTCGCCCCAAACGACAAAGTCAAGCCTCCGGCATATTTGACACCGGAACAAAAGAAGAAATTCCGGAAATTGTCAAAAGAACTGCTTGCAATCAAACTCATTGCGAATGTGGATTGTGATGCACTGGCGAGATTACTGATTGCACAAGACCAATACATCGAGATAACGGACAAAATCAGAGAAACTCCGTTGATGGTCGATGTTCCGGTCTATGAGATGCGAGAGAATCCGGACACAGGAGAACAGGAACGTGTACAGGTCGGAACACGGGAGGTTGTGAACGGTGAGAGGGAGCGTCTCATGATTATACAAGACCGCTGCATGAAACAATGTCGGCAGGGGGCATCGGATTTCGGAATGACGGTCAGCAGTCGGTGTCGGTTGGTAGTTCCGAAAGCAAAGGAAACAAAACCGGAGAACAAATTCGCCAAGTATGCGAGTTCATAAATGGCAGCAGGGGCAACAGTGACCGACCGTTGCACACAATACGCTCTTGATGTCGTTGCAGGTGTCATCATTGCAGGTGAATATGTCAGACTGGCATGTCAAAGGCATCTTGACGACCTCGAAAAAGCGAAAGCAGCACCATACAAATATTATTTCGACGTTGAAAAGTCCGAGGAAATCATCAATTTTGCGGAAGAATTGACAATCGCAGAGGGTGACGAACAGGAAAATGTGACAGCGTACCCGTTCCAGTGTTTCATTTTAGGGTCTCTGAATGGGTGGAGGACAAAAGAAAAGGGTCACAGACGGTTCAGAACGTCCTATGTACAGTTAGGCAGACAGAACGGAAAGTCGTTCATCAATGGTATTTTAGCGTGTTACTATGGCAATTTTGACGGGTACAAATACGGAAAAATCTTTTGTACTGCGACAAAACAAGACCAAGCGAACATTGTTTTTGATGAAATTGTAAAATTCATCAATTCCGACGAGGATTTGTCGGAGTGGTTCAAGGTGCATGAGCATAATCACACGATAGATTGTCTCTGTACCCATTCGGAAATCAAGGCATTATCCGGAGATACCAAGTCACTGGACGGACACCGTGCATATTTGGGAATCGTTGACGAATACCACGCTCACAAGACAAATCAGATGTACAAACTGCTTGAGGGAGGTATCAAGAAATTAAAATCCGCACTGATCTCCGTCATAACGACAGCGGGGTTCGATTTGAAATCGCCTTGCTACAAGTTATATGAGTATTGCTGCAATCTGCTGAAAGGTGTGTTTGAGAACGACAGTCAGTTCGTGTATATAGCACAGTTGGACACAGCGGATGACCTATACAAAAAGGAGAACTGGATAAAAGCAAACCCGATTCTCGAATATGACGAGGATGCACTGGAGAATCTCGTTCCGGTTGCGAATACTGCCCGTGATATGGGCGGGGAGGATTTGCGAGATTTCCTCGTTAAGCAGTTAAACATGTGGATGCAGTGGTCAAACGCACTGTACATCAAGGACATTAAAGACTGGAAACGATGTGCAGCATTGCGAACGCTCAAGGATTTCAGAGGCTCAAAATGCTATGTCGGAGTTGACCTGTCGTCCGGAGGCGACTTGACATCCATCGCAATCGTCATCCCGTACATGGTTGACGGTGTGAAAAAGTATTTTGTGCATACTCACTCATTCATACCTGCGAGCAGAGTGGACGAGCATATCAAGACGGACAAAGTTCCGTATGATGTATGGATTTCAAAAGGTCTCGTGACAGTCACGGAGACACTGGGAGGAATAAAGACAGATTACAAGTACATCATCAAGTACCTTGAGGATTTAATCAAACAGAATGATTTGAAACCTCAACTTGTGTGTTATGACCCACACAACGCATCTGCGTTCCTGTCAGACCTTGAGGCACTGGGATTCGATTCTGTGGCAATTACACAGACAGCAAAGGAACTCAATGACGCAACAGTTGATTTCAGACTGGAGATAAAAGCAGGAAACGTCGTGATTGAGGGAACAGAAGTCGGAAAAGGAAAGGTTGTTCCGTTCGATGAACTGCTGACGTGGTCGATTGCAAACGCAAAGACTATCTCGAACAGTTACGGTGAAATCAAAATCGACAAGGCACTCGACGAGGACAGAATCGACCCGATTGACGCAATCATTGACGCATGGAAAGCAGCAATGAAAGAGGAGTATAAGCCGGACACAAATGAGGTTGTGAATGAATGGCTTGAAATGTATGAGAAATACATGGGGAAAGGCGGTGAGAAAGAATGAACCCATTTAGAAAAATAGCAAACAGTTTGATGAACTGGTGGAAAGGTGAAACTGCACCGGAGGTCAGTGATTCAACGGAACTGACAGGCGGGGTGATGACGCTCAACTCACCGTCATTCCTTGAGAGTATGGGTTTGAGCAGGAGGAGAAAGACAACATCAGAGGTGACATATTTCACATGTCTCAAGATGCTGTCGGAAACTCTTGCGAAAATGCCTATCAAATATTATCAGAGAACGGACAAAGGAATCATTGAGGCAGAACAGACGGACACGTCGAGACTGCTGACCAAGAGACCGAACCCGTTCATGACACCGACGGTATTTTGGAACACAGTGGAAATCAACCGCAATCACTACGGGAACGCTTATGTGTACATGAGAAAGAAATTCATCCGGAAGAAATACGGAGGAGAGGTCAAAATTCTTGACCTGTGGGTGATGCAGTCGAATTGTGTTCAGATTGTTGTGGATGATGCAGGCATATTCGCAGGAAAAGGACGCTTGTGGTATGTCTACACAGACCCGACATCCGGAAGTCAGTATGTATTTGACACGAGTGAGGTCATGCACTTCAAAACATCATTCAGTTTTGACGGTGTGACAGGTTTACCAGTGCAGCAGATTCTCCGTGACACAATCTCCGGAGCATCGGCATCACAGAGGTACATGAACAGCTTGTATGAAAGCGGATTGACAGCGAAAGCGACGCTTGAATACACGGGAGAGTTGAATGATAAAGCAAAAGAGGCACTCGTGAAATCGTTTGAGGATTTCGGCAGCGGAGCGAGAAACACAGGAAAAATCATCCCCGTACCTTTAGGGATGAAATTGACACCTCTTGACATCAAGCTGTCGGATTCACAATTTTTTGAGTTAAAAAAATACACTGCATTGCAGATCGCAGCAGCGTTCGGTGTGAAACCGAATCAAATCAACGACTATTCAAAGTCATCCTATGCGAACAGCGAATTGCAGCAGTTGTCATTTTATGTTGACACCGAGTTGTTTGTTATAAAGCAGTACGAGGAGGAAATCAACTACAAAATGCTGACAGACGAGGAACAGGATGACGGTTTTTATTACAAATATAACGAAAAAGTTCTTTTCCGAACGGATTCAAAGACACAAATGGAATATCTGAAAAATGGTGTCAGTGGCTCAATTATGAAACCGAATGAGGCACGACGTAAACTTGACCTGCCCGATGGAGAGGGTGGCGACACATTACTTGCGAATGGCAGTATCGTTCCGCTAACAATGGCGGGAGCAGCATATTTGAAAGGTGCATCCGAACCGGATGAAACCGAGAAACCGGAGCAACCGGAAGAAACAGAGCCGGACACAGAGCAGCCGGACACAGACCAACCGGACGAAACCGACGAGGCAGAGGACGAGGATGAACAGGAGGGAGGTGAATAATCATGCCAAAAAAGAGACGTTTTGATTTTACAAAGAAGAATAAACGCAGCGGGAAAGTTGAAAATGTCGGATATTTGGATTTAGAGCAGGACGAGGAGCAGAGCAGATGTTCCTTGTATTTCTACGGTGACATTGTATCAGCGACATGGGAATCCATGTGGTACGAGGAGGACAGATGTCCGCAGGACATCGCAGATTTCCTCAACCAGTTAGATGGATATGAGGACATTGACATCTATTTCAATTCCGGCGGTGGAGATGTATTTGCAGGACTGGCAATCTACAACCAGTTAAAGCGATATGACGGACACAAAGTCGGATATGTTGACGGAATGGCTGCATCCATTGCATCAGTCATCATGTTTGCATGTGACGAACTGCATTTTGCAACAGGTGCTCAAGCAATGATTCACAAACCGTTGTGCATGGCATACGGAAACGCAGATGATTTCAAGGCAGTCATAAAACAGTTGAATCTCTGCGAGGATTCAATTCTTGATGTCTACATGGAGCATGTGCAGGAGGGTGTCACAAGAGACAAAATTCAATCTCTCATGAGCAATGAGACATGGTTCGACAGTAAGAAGATGCAGCAGTATTTCAATGTTGAAATCGAGGAAAAGGCAGCAGTTGCAGCGTGTGCATCTGACTTTTTCGAGAAATACAACAATATTCCGGAGGCACTCAAGGGAATCGACACAAAGGACATTGTCGATGCGGTAATTGCGGAATTGGAAAACCGGAACAATGCAGCAGCAGAGGCAGAGAAACAGAGAATCGAGGCAGAAAAGCAGCAGATTCTTGATGATTTATACCTTTATGGTATGTAAGAAATGGAGGACAGAAAGTCATGAATAAGGAATTACAGAAGTTATTAAAGCAGATTAACGACAAGAAAAATGAAGTCAAGAGCCTTGTGAACGATGGAAAACTCGACAAGGCAAGAGCAGCAAAGGAGGAACTCGTAGAATTACAGAACAGATTCGACCTCCTCTATGATTTGGACGAGGACGAGCAGGACGGCATCGAGAACAAGGTCAAGGATGGAACTGCAAAGCAGGTCGGCGGGGATGTCAAGCCGGACAAAAAGAACATCGTGAAATCATTTGTCAACATTGTCAAAGCCGGATTCCTGCACAAAGAGGCAGACGAGGCAGACATCAAGGTGTACAAGGATGCACTCACATCCGACACAACCGCAGGAAGTGAGGGAGAGGTCGGAATCGGCGTGACAATTCCGGAGGACATCAGAACAGACATCATCGAGTTGCGTCGTTCATCCGACAACCTTGAACAGTATGTCAATGTCGAGGGCGTAACAACTAAGACAGGAACACGAAACATTGAGGTTGATGCAGAATCAACACCATTTGACAATGTTGACGAGGCTGCGGATTTTCCGGAGATGGACGAACCGGAATTTTTACCGATTGAGTACAAGGTAAAGAAAAAGGGTGGAATCCTCAAGATGACAGCAGAGTTACTTGAGGACACAGCATCCAACATCATGGCATACATCAACAAATGGATTGCCAAGAAAACAAAGGCAACCCGTAACGCAATGATTCTCAAGGTACTCAACGAGATGACAAAAGGGAAAGAGGTCACAGTCGAGAACCTTGACAGCCTCAAGGACATTTTCAATGAGCAGTTAGACCCTGCAATCGCTGACAATGCAGTTGTTATCACAAATCAGAGCGGTTTCAACTACCTTGACAAGTTAAAGGATAAAGACGGCAACTATATTTTACAGAAAGACCCGACACAGCAGACAAAGGGAAAGATGCTTTTCGGTGAATATCCTATCATCAAATTATCAAAGAAAACTCTTGCATCCGAGAAGATTATGAACACCGATGGTCACACAATCGACGGGTACAAGCATCCTATTTTCTGCGGTGACTTAAAAGAGGCAGTCACACTCTTTGACAGAAATGTCCTCACAATCGACCTCAATGACAAAGGTGCGGGTTTATGGGATAAGGACATGACCGGAATCAAGGTGCGTGACCGTTTCGATGTGCAGCCTGTTGACAAGGGAGCAGTCATCAAGGGTCAGATTACAGAAGTTATCAACGGGTAATATGGCAGCAGGGCGGTGAATCCGTCCTGCTATTGAAAGCAGGTGAGAACATGACGGATGAAGAAAAAGAGAAGTACAGAGGCGGTCTGATTGCTACATGCAAGACATATTGTCACATCGACTATGATGACGACATCGAAATCCTTGAATTGATGTTTGACACGACACTGGATGAAATGACGGAACTGATTCCGAATTTCGACCGGAACAACCTCACAAGCCGTCAAAAACTGCTTGCATTTATGTCCGTGAAAGAACTGTACGACAACCGTGACAAGTACCGGAGCGACACGAAAACGCTCTCTGCTGCCGTTTCCTCCATGCTATTGAAAGAAATATACGGAGGTGCAGCAGAATGACAGGCAGAATCAAGATAATTCGCAAGACAACAAGCGTTGTTGATGGCAGACGGCAGCAGGAGGAACAGGATTTTTTCTCATGTTGGTGCGATGTCAAGAGTTTGGGAACAAACGAGAAATACAATGCGTTGCAGATAGGTCTTGAGAACACGATTGTGTTTGAAACAAGAGCCTGCGACAAGATGGAGGAAATCAGATTGAATCTGAAAGAGTTCTATGCAGTGTATAAAGGCGTTGAGTTCAAGATATATGATGCGTGTCCGATGTTCACAGACGACAGGAAATATCAGTTGAAATGCAGAGCGGGAGCGTAGTGTCATAATCTGACACCGGAGGTGATGCAGTGAAAATTGAGATGGAATTTCAAGGCTTGAAAGAACTCATGAAAGCATTTGAGGACGCAGCAAGCGACGAGGACATAAAAGAGGTCAATCAAAAGATTGTAAAGCAAAGCGAACCAGTCGTGAAAAACATCATGTCCGGCAAGATTCCGAAATCTGCGGACATTAAATTGTCCGGTCGAGGATTTGGTTCAAAGTCATCCGTGACATCACATGCAGCGGACAGCATACCACTAGGAGCGGTCAAGGTGAAAGACACCGGAGCGTCTGCGGATGTTGGATGGGAAAAGTCGGACAACAGCGAACATTTTTATGTGAAATTCATAAACTGGGGAACTATCTATCGCCCGCCTCAAGAATTTATCTATGCAACAGGGCGTGAGGCAGATGCGGAACTGCAAAAAATCGCAGAACAGGAATATCAATCATATTTAGACAACACATTGAAATGAGGTGAGAGCATGAGCAGCAGTCCGGACATCATCAAAGATGCATCCGACGCATTGAAACCAATATCAGACAGGAGAATCATTGTGATGCAAGGATGGTATGACAAAAACATCCATGACAGACATGTGACATTGTGGGATTTGGGAGAAAACGACGAGAATTTTTCGGACGACGATGCAGAGGGAGTGACGCTGTCAGTGCAGGTCACTATATTTTCAGAGAATGACGAGGTTGAACTTGCGAGGGAAATCAAGTCACTCATGAAAGAAAATGATTTCTCATTTGACGGCAGGAATGGAGACGATTCAAAGCCGGAGGACGGAATCTATATGAAAGCACAAAGGTTTTCAAAGTTTTATGAAATGGAGGAATAGACATGAGCGAAACAGTAACACAGGTCAGCGAAACAGAACAGAAGATTGTCAGAAGTAGAACTTGCGGTTGTAGAGATTTCTACATCGCAAAACTCACACAGAACGATGCGAAAGCATACGTTGCAGAAACTCCGGTCAAACTGGCAAGAGCAATCAAAGCAAAAGTTGATGAAAAATGGAGTTCGGAGAAAATCTACTCTGACGACGGAACAGAGGAGGTCATCAATTCATATGAGGGAACTGAAATCGAACTTGAGGTCAACGCCCTTGCACCACAGGACAGACAGATTCTTTTCGGTCAGTTGTATGAGAATGGTTTCCTCGTAAAGACGGCAGACGACAAAGCACCGGAGGTCGCTGTCGGATGGAGAGAAAGAAAACTCAACGGAAAGTATGATTTCAAGTGGTTGTATGCCGGAAAGTTTGCAGAGGGAATCAGCGAGGAGGCAAGCACAAAAGAGGGAAAACTGTCTCCGACAACAAAGAGCGTCAAGGGTTCATTCTATGAGAGAAGTCTTGACAATGCATATGAGATTTCTGTTGATGAATCAAACCTTGTAACAGAAGATACAAAGGCAGCAGAGGCAATCAAGAATTGGTTCAGCAAAGTGCAGGAGAAAAACGGCGGTTTAGGCTAATAAGAGGATATATAACAGGAGGATAAATCATGAAAAGAAAAATTATAGTCAATAACAAAGAGTTTACAATGCCGAAAATGTCAATCGACACATACACGGAATATCTCGAACTTGCAGAGGTTATCGACGCAAAACAGAGATATTCAAAGCAGGACATTGAGGCGATGGGTCTTTTTATCTGCAAAGCATACGGAGACCAGTTCACCGTTGAGGAATTAAAGAATCCGGAGACCGGACTTGATGCAGCAGGTTTGATTCTTGAGTTCCAGTTCATCGACATGGGAATCGCCGACGACCTCACCAAACGTATGGAGAAGATAGAGAAAAATTTTCAGAGTGGCAAGTGATACCGGAAATCGAGGTCACTTGCAGAGGTGAGAGACTTTTCATCAATTCCGTAACGGTAGAACAGTATAAAAAATACATCAGTCTCATGGAAAAGAATGACACGGAGAAATTCTCCGGAGTGATGTTTTTCAACAAAAAGATAATGCAGGAGATGTTCGGGAATGAATTGTCGCTTGCAGCAGTTGGGGAGATTGATGCAGTTGAATTTCTGACGGCAATCAAGACGGTTCATTTCATCATGCAGAACATTGTTGCAGAGAAGATGTTGAGCATTGTCGAGGTTGAACAGGTAGAAAAAGAGGCATCCGCATTCGATGACTATGACCGTGAAAACGGATATGAGGACGAGGATGAACAACCGGAGGAAAATCAATGGAAAGTCTGCGGGGAAATTGTTGACCGTGTTGTGAAAATTGCGATTCGGCTATTGAAAAACTCATACAGTCAATGCATGAAAGAGAACATTGTCACGTTGTTGGACTACTTAAAATTTGAATTAGATACAATCAACGAAAATCAGTAAGAGAGGAGGCGACCGAATGGCTTATACAAGCGTCAAAATATCGGCAGATTCGAGCAGTTATCAATCACAAATGAAATCGGCAGCATCGCAGATGAAAGTCTTGTCTGCGGAATATACGACGGCAGCGACGAAAGCAAAGTTGTTCGGGTCAGAAACAGACAGCCTCAAGGCAAAAGCCGAATCGCTCACTCAAAAAATCACGGTGCAAAAGAACATCGTGCAGTTGAACAGTGAGCAGCAGGAGAAGTTGACAAAGAAACTGTCAGACCAAAAGACAAAGCAGGAGGAACTCAAAACAAAGATTGATGCTGCGAAAGAGGCTTATGAGAAATCAACGGCAGAGACCGGAAAGAACTCCGAGCAGTCAAAAGCACTCAAGGATGAACTCGACAAGTTAGAGAAAGAGTTCACCGCAAATGAGACAGCAATCGGAAAGACAGAGACCGCACTTGCAAATCAGACGGTAAAGACGGAAAAGTCAAAGACTGCCCTCATGAACATGGAGGCAGAACTGAAAAATGTTAATGACCAGTTAAAAGATAATAAACTTGAAAAATTTGCGACCGCTTGCGATACGGCGGGAACAAAGATGGAGAGTTTCGGAAAGAAAATGTCGGTTGTCTCTGCCGGAATTGCGGGTATTGGTGCAGCATCAATCAAAGCATTCACGGAACTCGACGAGGGTTATGACACCATAGTGACAAAGACCGGAGCAACCGGAGAGGCACTTGAGGGATTGACAAAGTCTGCGGATAATGTTTTCGGAACAATGCCGGAGGATATGTCAACGGTAGGAGAGGCAATCGGAGAAGTCAACACAAGATTCCATACAACCGGAACGGAACTTGAAAAGACCTCTAAACAGTTCATACAGTTTGCAACAATCAACGGAACAAGCGTCACACAGTCAGTTGACCAAGTTGACAAAATCATGAAAGCGTGGAACGTCGATGCATCACAGACAGGGAATCTATTAGGATTGCTCACGGCAAAGGCACAGGAAACCGGAATCTCTGTTGATACATTAGAGGGATATGTCCTCGACAACAACGCTCAATTCAAAGAAATGGGATTGTCATTGCCTCAAGCAATCAATTTGATGGCTCAATTCGACGCAAACGGTGTTGATTCAACTCAAGCAATGGCGGGTCTGAAAAAAGCATTACAGAACGCCACATCAGAGGGAAAATCAATGGACGAGGCGTTGTCAGATACTATCGGCAGCATCAAGAACGCAAAGACAGAGACCGAGGCGATGCAGATTGCAACGGAATTGTTTGGAAAAAAAGGTGCTGCGGAAATGACAAAGGCAATTCGTGAAAACAGAATTGACCTCACCAGTCTTTCGTCATCAATGGAGGAATACGGTTCAACAGTCGAGGACACCTACAACGGAACACTCGACCCGATTGACAATGCAAAGGTTGCGATGAACAACGCAAAACTGGCGTTGTCGACACTGGCATCCACAGCACAGACATCCGCAGCACCTATGATTGAAAAATTGACCGGAAAGATTCAAGAGTTGACACAATGGTTCACGTCGCTCTCTCCGGCACAGCAAGAAACAGTTCTCAAAGTTGGTCTTGTGGTCGCTGCTATCGGTCCGTTGTCAATCGGATTCGGAAAAGTGGCAAAGGGAATCTCTGACACGGTAACGACCGGACAGAAATTTGTGTCCGGAGCTGCAAAGATAATTGCAAAGATTACGGCAAAGACAGCAGCCACGGCAGCAGGAACGGCA